AGCAATGGAATATGGTTCTTCTGAATTTATTGCAAACATTGTTGCTGAATTGCAATCACTTCGTAAACGCCTAGCAGACGCTGGCATCTAACCTTAAAGGAAACTAACATGACCACTACTTGGAAAATTACAAACCTCGATAGCAACACAGCAGACGGGTTCGTTTTTTGTGCCCATTGGACTTGCACAGCAGTAGATGGAGATCACTCTGCCTCTGCCTACGCAACAGTCTCATGGGCTGAAGGCACTCCTGTCGTACCTTATGCAAACCTCACAGAAGCCACAGTCCTTAATTGGGTGTGGGAATCTGTTGACAAAGCAGCTACAGAGGCTTCTTTGGCGGCTCAGATTGCTTTGCTGAAGAACCCTGTAAAAGCCAGCGGAACTCCTTGGGGTCAAGCATGAAATTAGAGTTGGAAACAAACGAAGTCCAATTCATCTTGAATGTATTGGGTGAGATGCCAGCTAAGTCTGGTGTATGGCCTCTGATCGTCAAGATCAAAGAACAGGCTGACGCACAACTTCCTAAAGACGCGCCAGCGGAGTAATCATGGAAGCAGAAGTTGACAAAAGGCTGGCAGTGCATGAGGCCATCTGTGCCGAGCGCTACAGTGCTATTGCTTCATCAATGAAGGATGGCGACAGGCGCATGACCAAGATTGAATATCTGCTTTATGCGGTGATCTTGGCCGTTTTGCTTGGACCAGGCGTGGCTGCCGAATTCGTCAAGAAGATTTTCGGGCTATGAGAGACTGGGCTGTGGCATTCATTGCTGCGGCCATATTGGTGGCGGCCATCGTTTGGTCCACTTTTATTATTGTTAGGGCTTGGCCATGGTAACTGCTAAAAAAACAGCCAAAACAACTGCTAAACCACCAGCAAAGGTGGCAGCTGTCAAAAGGTCTGCGCCAAGGCCCAAGGCCGAGCCAACTCCAAAGGCCGCACCAGCGTCAAAGAATCAAAGCAATATCGACAAGGTGGTTGAGCTGATCAAGTGGGTCGATAACCCGTTCAAGCTGTTTACAGTGATCTTGCTGTCATTCCTATTCTTTGCCGGTTACTTTGCTTGGGACTCAAAGCAAGTGATCTTGCAGGCCATTACAACTTCCAGCCACCAGACAGAGCTGAAAGAAACACCGGCCCTGATGCAAGTGGCGCTGTCGGTCCAGAGGGACTTGGAGGCCGAGACAGTCACAGTCCACAAAGCCAGCCTGGTGGTCAACTCACGCACATCACTCTTTGCCCTTAACGCCAAGGGCCACGACAAGACCATGGATGGCGTGAATTCATCTTTGTTCAACAAAGACCCACAAAGAAACCAGTCCATGATCTCCATGCTGGGTGGTGAGGTTTACTGCGACAAGCTAATTGTCACTGGCAAGAATTCAGATTGGGAAGAGAAGCAGGGCGTGAAGTATGTCTGCCGTGCTGGCATCCCACCGCAAATGGGTGAGTTTGATGGCTACATCTCTGTGGGGTTTAAGGATGTGCCAGAAGACCCGACAGAGATCAAGACCAGACTCAATCTGGCATCTACTGAGATGAGTAAATGAAATGGACAGTGTTGGTACTATTTTCCATTTGGTTATTAGTATCGGCACAGCCCAAACAATGTTTGTTGTCAGACTTCTATGCATTGAGCTGGATAGGCGAGCCAACGATGCGGCACATGGAATTGTCTAGGTGGATAACCACTAATGGGGATGCCTGTAAGTCTGAGCAATTAGTGATTTTGTGGAACAATTTGGCCATGTGGGCTGGTGTTGCAGACAGTGCTGAGATGAGGGCAAAGGTTCTTTACTACTACGCAAGGGCAAGGGAAAGGGAAGACAAGAAATGATTACTTTAGATAGGTGGTATCCACTTGTTTACCCTACCCAATACGATGTGAAGCAAGTGGCTTTTGAGAAGGCCGTGGAGCGTGTCCAAGCTGAATACAAAGAAGCCATAGAAGCAAACAAAATTGAGTTTAAGACCCGTGAATTGGAAGTTGAACTCTACAATAAAAAAGCTAGACAACACACCATAGAGCTTGGCATGTTTGAAGATAGAAGACGATTTCAGATATTTGTATAAGGGGATCAAATGATTGGACTAGACGCACTTCTAAACGTGGGCGGCAAGCTCATTGACAAATTGATTCCAGACCCAGAGGCCAAGGCCAAAGCGCAGTTGGAACTGCAAAAGATGGCGCAAGATGGTGAGCTGGCTAAGATGGCCAACGAAACCAAACTGTATGAGACTGAGCAAAACAACCTCACACAGCGCGTTCAGGCCGACATGGCATCTGACTCTTGGCTGTCCAAAAATATACGCCCTATGACGCTTATATTCCTTTTGGTAGCCTATTCTGGCTTTGCTATTGCATCAATCTTTGAATACGAAACTCGCGGGGCTTATGTTGAACTATTGGGCCAGTGGGGCATGTTGGTCATGTCGTTTTATTTTGGTGGCCGGACTATGGAAAAAATTGCTGATAAGGTGAAAAAATGAAAGAAAACTTTGAATCTTGCTTAAAAGCTGTGCTGCACCACGAAGGAGGCTATGTCAACCACCCAAGCGACCCAGGTGGAATGACTAATCTTGGCGTGACCAAACGGGTCTGGGAAGAGTGGGTAGGCCATGAGGTGGATGAGAAGACCATGCGCGGCCTGACGCCTGAAATCGTGGGTCCAATGTACAAAGCCAAATACTGGGACAAGATCAAGGGCGATGATCTGCCTGCCGGTGTCGATTATTGCGTCTTTGACGCTGCCATCAACTCTGGCCCAGGCAGGGCTGCCAAGTGGCTGCAATCGTCTGTTGGCGTGGAGCCTGATGGTGGCATTGGACCCAAGACCTTGGCGGCAGTGGCGGCCATGGATGCCAATGAGCTGGTCAACGCCTACAACGACAGGCGCCTGTCTTTTTTGCACGATCTGCCAACTTGGCCCACATTCGGCAAAGGCTGGGGCAGACGGGTGGCCGAAGTCAAGGCCGCTGGTTTAGACATGGCATAAGGTGGCAAAATTGAGCCATGGCCAATGTCAAGCAACAATTAGAAGTCCCATCAATACCTAGTCTGGGTTACCCGCCAGAGGTGTATGAGCGCCGAAATCTAAATGAGAACAACAGCGCCTTAAACAATTTTTTCAGAAAACTGATCTCAGTCCTTGGCGCCTTGTTTGGGCCAAGGGGTGGCAAGTTTATGAATAACCCATATGGGGCTTTTCAGAGTACGGCAGACCAGACTGCGGCAGCGGCCAACACGGCCTATGCCATGACACTCAACACCATTGACTATGCCAATGGAGTGAGTGTCGCAAGCAATTCACGCATCACAGTGGCTGACGCTGGCATTTGGAATTTGCAATGGTCTGGCCAGTTTCAGAATACTGATAGCCAGCTGCATGATGTCAGAGTCTGGCTCAAGATCAATGGCACTGTGGTAACTGGATCGACTGGATTCATTTCAGTCCCCAACAAGCATGGTGGCATTGATGGCCACTCAATTGCTGGATGGAATTACTTTGTGAGCTTAAATGCAAATAGTTATGTTGAGATTTTTTGGGAAACTGACAATACTGCAATCAGCATCCAGGCTTATCCGGCATCGGGCAATTACCCGTCAACTGCCTCAGTTATTGCGACAATGAGCTTTGTGTCCAACTTACCAACAACATAGCCATGTACATACCACTCAAATTACCCCCAGGCATTTACAGAAACGGCACTGAATATCAGGCAGCAGGCAGATGGTTTGACGCAAACCTTGTTCGCTGGTTTGAGAATACTTTGCGGCCCATGGGTGGCTGGCGAAAGAAGTCTGCCAGCCAGCTGACAGGCTCATGCCGTGGACTGCTGACTTGGCGCGACAACACTGCTGACCGATGGATCGCAGCTGGTACGCATTCAAAGCTCTATGCGCTCAATGAGGCTGGGACACTCAAAGACATCACCCCCACAGGGTTTACTGTTGGTGAAGCCAATGCGGTGGTCAAGACTGGCTATGGCTATTCGACTTATGGCAGCTTTGCCTATGGCGTGGCACGGCCAGACAGCTCCAGCATCACACCGGCCACGACATGGTCCATGGACACATGGGGTGAGTATTTGGTGGCCTGCTCAAATGCCGATGGCAAGATTTATGAGTGGCAGCTCGGCTTTTCCACGCCGACCATTGCAGCTGCAATCACCAATGCGCCAACGAGCAACAAGGCAGTGCTTGTCACTTCCGAGCGCATCATGTTTGCCCTTGGCGCTGGTGGCAATCCAAGAAAAGTCCAGTGGTCAGACCAAGAAGACAACACTTCATGGACCCCGACAAGCGACAACCAGGCAGGCGACTATGAGCTGGCCACGCCTGGCACATTGATCGCTGGCAAGAGGGTCAAGGGTTTAAATCTACTGTTTACCGATGTCGATGTCCACACGGCTCAGTACATTGGCGCCCCATTTGTCTATGGCTTTGAGAAGGCTGGAAGTGGCTGCGGCCTGATATCTGCACAGTCTGTGGCGGCCATTGATACTGCGGCCATTTGGATGAGCAAGTCTGGTTTCTGGATTTATGACGGGTATGTCAAGCCACTGCCAAGTGATGTGTCGGACTATGTCTTTGGCAACATGAACTTCAACCAATCATCAAAAATCTATGCTGTCCACAACAGCAAGTTTGGTGAGATTTGGTGGTATTACCCAAGCAATTCAAGCAATGAGAATGACAGCTATGTTACCTATAACTACAGAGAAAACCATTGGAACATCGGCACATTAGGCAGAACAGCTGGCACTGATGCTGGCGTGTTTACCAATCCCTTGATGGTTTCTGCCGATGGTTATCTCTATGACCATGAGGTGGGTTTTGCTTATGACAGTGCCAGCATCTATGCTGAGTCTGGCCCAATCCAGATTGGCAATGGCGACAATGTGATGTCTGTGCGCGAAGTTGTGCCAGATGAGCAGACCTTGGGTGAGGCCGTGGTGTCGTTCAAAACCCGAAATTACCCAACTGGCGCGCAATCGACATTTGGACCATACACGGCAGCAAACCCAACTTCTGTCAGGTTTTCTGGCCGCCAAGTCAATATCAAGGTGACTGGCGCGGTGTTGGCTGATTGGCGTGTTGGGGTGATTAGGCTCGATGCTGTGGCTTCTGGAAAACGATGACAGACCGAATTTATGAGATCAACCGGTGTCGCCAATGGATTGAGGCGGCTTTAGAATACAGCGGTGGGACACATACACTAGACGATATTGCTGCGGGGATTCTGTCAAATCGGTATCAATTGTGGCCAGGTCAGATTTCAGCAGTGGTGACAGAGGTAATTGTTTATCCGCAGCTAAAGGATTTGCACTTTTTTCTTGCTGGTGGTGATCTTGATGAATTGAAGAAGATGCGGCCTCATATTGAGAATTGGGGCAAGTCTGTCGGATGTACAAGGGTAACGCTGGCTGGCCGCAAGGGCTGGGAGCGTACATTTTTAAAAGACGAGGGATATGAGCCTCAGTGGTTTATTCTTTCAAAGGAGCTGATATGAGTTTAGGTGGCGCTTCAGGATATACAAATTTTGCTGACCCAGCACAAGGTGGTGGTGGGAAAGGTGGCGCCAACTTGCCATCATTGATTGAGCAGCCATTGCCACAATTTACTGGCGATGACCCCTATTCTCAAATCATGGCAATGACGCCAGCTTTCAGAAATCCATACGAAAATTTTGTCCCAGGCACTGCGCTTGGCGGCTTTGACCCTAATCTTTACACCAGCGCAATCCAAGACATTAACAACAACTTGTATGGAACTGGTGGTGGCGATGGTGGCGGCGACAGCAGCCCTAGCACAAGTGGCGATGGCGGTGTCTCTGGCGGCGGTGGCGGCGGTGCGGCCACTGATGGTGGCGAAGGGTTTTCTGCTGCCAACTCAGCTGACTTTGGTGACACTAGCAGCAGCAACAGTGATAGCAGCAGCGAAGGCGATGCTGGCGCGGCTGGCGGTGGTGGTGGCGGCGCTGCTGACGATGGCGGCACTGGCTCTTCAGATGGCGCTGCTGCGGCTGGTGATGGTGGCTCTTCTGGCGGCGATGGTGGCGGCGATGGTGGGGCAGCTGGCGCTGCATGGGCCATGGGCGGTCTGATTGATCGCGTGGGTGGTCCAAACCCACCTGGTCCAGATGATGGCACTGGATATCTTGATCTTGGCGAATATGTCATCAGAAAATCTTCTGTTAAAAAATATGGCCGTGGACTTTTGGACATGATCAACGAAGGCAAAGTGCCTGCCAAAAAAATCAAATCTCTTTTAGATTAAAGGAACGCAAAATGTCAAAAGGTGGAAGTCAAACATCATCAACTTCGATTGATCCAGATATTAAAAAAGCGTTTCTTGCGAACTTTGAGCAGGCCAAGAATGTTGCAGGGGCATTGCCCGTGCAAGAGTTTGCTGGATTCAATCCGATGTATCAGGCTGGCGAGCGCCAGCTAGTCAACACCAGCTTGGCCGGACCAGGGCTTGCAAACATTGACCGAGCCGCTGAGATGACTGCGGCAGGCGCGCAGTATCAGCCTGGCATGGTTGGAGGCTTCAACGCAGGCCCAGCCTCTCTTGCTGGATCGCAAGGCTATGGCGCGGCCCAATTTGGCGGCGCGCAAGCAGGCCCAGCTTCCCTTGCCAGCTCGCAGGGATATGGCGCAAGCCAATTTGCTGGCGCACAAGCTGGCCCAGCATCCCTTGCCAACGCACAGGGCTATGGCGCAACCGATGTCAATGCCGCGCAGGCCAATATGGGTGACATTAGTCGCTACATGAACCCATACACCAGCGGGGTGATTGACACATCTTTGGCTGATATTGAAAAAGCAAGGGCTGCCGCCTCTTCCAGAATTGGCCAGCAGGCAGCAGCAGCCAAGGCTTTTGGTGGATCACGCCAAGCCTTGGCCCAAGGCGCATCGAGTGGCCAGTTTGCAGAGCAAGCCGCAAAGACTGCTGCCCAGCTCAGAGCGCAAGGCTTTGATGTTGCAGCTAATCAGATGCAGCAAGACCTTGCAAGGCAGCAACAAGCCGCAATCCAAAACGCTGCACAGCGTACAGCTGCATCACAATTTGGTGCTGGTGCGATGAACCAAGCAGCACTTGCAAACGCTGCTGCCCGAAATCAGATGGCGCAATTTAACGCTGGTAATTTACAGCAGGCTGGTTTGAGCAATGTGGCTGCCCAAAATGTGGCATCACAGTTTGGAGCTGGTGCGGCAAATCAGGCAGCACTTGCAAACGCCGCTGCCCGAAATCAGCTTGCACAATTCAATGCAGGCAATTTACAGCAGGCGGGTTTGAGCAATGTGGCTGCCCAGAATGTTGCATCTCAGTTTGGTGCTGGCGCTGCAAACCAAGCGGCACTTGCAAACGCTGCGGCCAGAAATCAGGCGGCACAATTTAACGCAAACATTGGCCAGCAGGCGGCACTTGCGAACCAGCAGGCTGGCTTGCAGGGTGCGCAATTGCGACTTGGCGGTGCGAATCAGCTTGGCAACTTGGCAGCGCAGCAGCAGAACTTGCGTCTTGCTGGCGCTCAAGCGGTCATGGGAGCTGGTGGTGCGCGCCAGGCTCAAGAGCAGCAGAGAATGGATGCAATTCGTAACATTGGCTTGCAGCGTCTTGGCATTGTTCAATCAAGTCTTGGAGCAAACCCTGCCAACTTAGGAATGACAACCCAAACCCCATACACCCAGAATGTAGGAGCTGGCCTGCTTGGCGGCGCATTGGCTGGCTCTCAATTGGCTGGCTTGACTGGTGGTGCAATCAGTGGCGGCATGGGCGCTGGCCTTGGCGCATTGCTTTCATTGATCTAACATGCGCAACACACCAACGCCAGAGCCACAACGCTACGCTGATGCGCAGCTGATGGCACTGCTTGACCCATCAAGCAAGCGCGACACCATCCTGATCACGCCTGGATCACCTATGCCCTCGCGCATCCCTGATGGGCTGACAGTGGCAAGGACCAGCAGGGGCATTGTGATCACCAGCGACCCATCCAAGGTCAAGATCATTGACCAAGGCTCTGAGCGTGATGTGGGCATGGCTCTGTTTGGCTATGCGCACGATCAGGCCAAGGGCTTTGACAATGTGGCGGTGGCCATGGATAGAAGTGGGACACCGGTGGCAGAATTGGCCATCAAGCCTGGTCAGGAAAGACGCGCCATGATGGCTGCATCTTTGCTTGCGCCAAGCACAGGATCAACTAATATGATGAGCAGAGGCGATGTGGTTAAAAGCCGCCTCAAGGGTTTATTGGAATAAGGTGGAAATATGGCAAATGGATTTGACTTCAGCAACATAGGCGCCATATTTGGCGGCGGTATGGGCGGCACACCATCGGGTCTTGATGCGCTGCTGACAGAAGACCAGCGCAAGCTATTGGGCCGCAATGCTGCGATGTCAGCAGCTGCTGCACTATTGCAGGCCGGTGGCCGAAGCACAACCCC